ACGGCTTCACGGCGATCCAATTTACCGAAGACTCGGTCTTGGGTGCGATCACGGGCAAGATGGATGACTCGGCGGACCTTATTACCGATGCAACGATCTTCGGCCAAGGCCAGGTGATCTATTGTCCTGCGACTTCCGTGACTTTGGCATCGGGTGCCTGCATTCTGTATAAGGGTTAGAATAAAATGCCTGTTTTAGGGGTACTATTACACATCGGTGACTCGGATGCCGACGGGGCAGTCGGTCCACCAATCGACGGGGCATTGAGGGCTGAACAAGGCCCATTTTTAAACTGCGAGGACGGGAGCATTCTCGCCTTCGACTAAGGACAAATAAATGGCTAACAAAAAGATTTCAGCACTCAGTTCATTGGGCGGAACACCCGCCAATGACGATATTATTCCAATCACCGATATTTCGGACACCACGGGGTCTGCCCAAGGTACGACTAAAAAAGTCACGGTTCAGAATTTATTGGCAGGCGCTTCGGCCCCCGTCACCTCGGTCAACTCATTGACGGGCGTGGTTTCAATCGATGCGGGCAACCTGGCCGACTTTAACTTCGACGGGAATGCGATCCTTGGATTTGATGCGACCCTAAACGATCAGACGGGTACGGCTTATACTTTGGTGGCCGCCGATGCAGGTAAGGTGATAACTTGCAACAATGGCTCGGCCGTGACGGTCACCGTCCCTTCGGGCCTCGGTGCGGGCTTCACCTGTTCAGTCATCCAAAAGGGAGCAGGCCAGGTTAGCTTCACCGCATCATCGACTACCATCAACAATCGGCAAAGTCACACTAAGATCGCAGGCCAACATGGAGTCGCATCTTTGATCGCTACGGCCGCCGATGTTTTCGTCCTAGCAGGAGATACGGCAAGCTAATGAGTTTGGTTTTACCAACATTCAGCGGGTTCGTTCAGCCTGCAAGCGGAGGAGGAGGCGCATTCGCGAACACCCTGTCAGGAAGCTTCGATGGAAGTGATGATTACCTTAACATAGGGGCAGTATCTTCGCTCAGTTCAGCCACCGAAGCTTCTATTTCATGGTGGGGTAAAAAAACGGGAAACAATATGCAAGTCGGCTCTGCGGATGCGACGCATAAGGGGTTTTGGGTCAACTGGCACTCGGACAATAATCTGTACTTTCAAGCTCAAGACGGGAATTACAGTTATGCTTATGCGTCTTTTACAAACGATAACGCTTGGCATCATTTTGTGGTGACGTACGATGGCGGCGCTAACGTTCAAAAGATTTATGTGGACGGAACCGATTTGAACGCTTCAATGGGTGCGGGTACTGTCCCCAATGCGTTGGATTCATCAACGGGTTCAAACTTTCAAATAGGCACGCCCTTCACCCATTGGTATACTGAAGGTTTTATGGATGAAGTCGCATTGTTCGATTCAGCGCTTTCCGCTTCAGACGTAACCGCGATCTACAATTCGGGAGTCCCTGCCGACCTATCGTCTCTTAGTCCCGTTGGATGGTGGCGCATGGGTGACGGGACGGGTGATACGGATTTGGGAGGTGGAACGCCAGCAAGTGGCGACACAATTGGAACGGTAGTCGATCAAGGATCGGGCGGGAACAACGGCACAAATCCGAATGGGGCGCTTTATTCATCAACTGTACCATCTTAAAACTATGAGCAAAAATTACGTAATCATCGACGCTTCAGACGTCTCTTCAATCGACTTCGATCAGGTCATGGAAACCTCGGCGGATACGCTTCGGTACTCACTCGACGGCTCTCAAACTTTCGTAAAATTCGAGGGATCGACCCCAAGCTTTCTCGAAGGCAAAACCCAATATGATCATTCGGAAATTCTGACCATTCTCGCCGGCCCCGAATGGACTGACCCCGATGGCCCTCCAGGTGGATGAAGCGATGCCACGCAATCCTTGCAGTCGATGCCATTCTACTCCTTGTCATTGTGGTCCTCACAGGATGCTCAATGAAGCAATGGTATCCGACTGTGGGAGCCGTGGTGGGAGGGGGAGCGGGAGCGCTTGGTGGTCCTGGCATAGCGGCAGTAGGAGCGGGGAGCGGGGCGCTAGTTGGGGAAGTTTTGCAGGGCAACAAAGAAGTCGAGGAAGCGAAGGAAACCATAGACGCACTGACTCATGGGGATGTTTCGGCACTCGTCCAACAGGGCATGGCCAAACACGCGAGCGGATTCGAGGAATTTACGAGCTACATCAAAAAGATTTTAATCGTAGCGGCCTGCATCCTCGGGGCATATCTTTGCATACCGATTTTCGTAGCCCGCAAGACAGCAGAAACTTGTTCAAAGAAACATCTCACCCGTCCTCCCTTCCCAACAAATGAAAAACTTTAAAACATTGTTATCGCTTTATTACGGCATGACGAAACAAGGCAAAATGGTCACCTGGTTCTGCATCATCCTTATCGCAATATTAGTCCTCGACTGGCTCTTTTAAATGATTGATCGAGACTCATTGTTTGGAATCGGCGGGACTCTCGCCACTTTCTCGGGATCGCTTCACGAAGTCATCGGAGTGGTGGCCGGTAGCCTGACCATCGTGTTCATGTCGGTAAAGATTTGGCAGGAGATCCGCAATCGGAAGAAATGACGAAGTATCGGACATTCGGCAAGCTCGACGATCAATTCGTTACCGAGGGCGATACTTTCTTCACCCGAATGAATGCCCGCTTGCGCCCGAATCAACTTCAGCCAGGCGAGGTTGCCTTGTCCAAGAACGGAAGGATGAATGAGGACGGGACTTGGCAAACGAGGAAGGGACTGAACACTTTGTTTGGCTCAATCACAACGGGCAACGATGCGATCCGCTTGCCTTGGGTGGCCACCTCAGCCCAACGTCAATCGGGAGTCGTTACAATTACTCTTAATGCAACTCCAAGCCTTGCTTTTATACCTGGCGAGAATGTAACCGTTGCCGATTTAGGTTTTTCAAGCGACTCGCCAAACGGAACTTTCCCTCTCGCAAGTGTTAATTTTAACACCAAAACGATCACCTACATCTCTAGTTCCTTTGTTCTGCATAACGGGGATTTCTACAAATGTTTGCAGGATCATACTAGCTCGTCATCGACTGAGCCAGGAACCTCGGGGGGTGCGGCATATTGGTCAACGGATACCAACGCATCGGAAGCATCGGCATGGTCTGCGTCTTCCGTTGCGTATAATGGGCCTGGTGCTGATGAGCCTCTAGTGACAAGGGCAGAAAGCGTAGGCAATACCTCGGTCGTTCAAATGGGCAACTCGATTACGACGACTCTTAATTTCGTACTAGCCGACGACGAGATAAACGAAGTTTACGGCTCGGCCGTTTACTCGGACCCGAACAGTAATTCGGATGATTATATTCTCACGGCCACCAACAACGTGGCAATCATCCTTCGATTAAAAGATACTGCACTATTCAAAGCGAGATACGAAGGGGGAGGGGAGACGGTGGACGGCCCGTGCGGAATGGTTCAGGGGTTTAATAAGATGTACATCTTCCGAACTCGGAAAACAACCTTGGCGGCCACTCCTGCACTCAACTCGTTCTCGATTTCCTCGGCCTCTCAAGCGGGGCAAGTGATCACGGTGAACACTAGTTCGCCACACCTTCGATCAGTAGGTGATTTTATCACATTGGTCGGCCTTGGGAATTATACGACCAACCCGAACGACGTTTACCAAATCGAAACCTCGAGCACGAATCAATTCACGGTCAAGATGGTTGATTCGCAAACAAAGACTTTCAACGTCTCGGGTGCACGGGCCGAATACTTTGCCGACTTTAGCAGGGTATCAAATGGTACTTATACAGCCCCCGTCTACCTAACCGACACAACGGCCACCTCGAGCAACGGCGAGGTCACGATGAATATAAACTCGCACGGACTTTCAGAAGGAGATGATTTGTTCGTCCAATCGGGTGACAGTCCATTTGATCTTTTTGCGGACCAAACTGTTCGAGTTACTTCGGTGCCATCGGTGAGCATTTTTTCATTTAACCTGGACGTCGCCAACGTGTCCATCGGTCAAGCAAAGACTCTGACCGTCTCCAAGCCATTGGCTATCGGAAAAGGATTCATTCATCAGCCCGCAAGCCCATTCGGAGTAGTTCATCAACGGAGGCTTTGGCTTCCGTTTCAATTTACTTCCGCCACGGTCCCATCCGATCGGGGAATACGGGACGAAATCGTGGCCTCGGATATTATGGACCCCGATACCTTCGACGTCATCGGCAATCAGTTCAGGCCGTCTGCGGGTCAAAGCGATTACACGGTATCTTTAAAACCTTTCACCCAAGACTCGCTTGTCATCTTCAATCGCAAATCGATTCACCTGATGACGGGCGTGAGCGGATCTTTGGCCGACGTTAAGACGAACGTGGTGACGACCGAAATTGGTTGCTCGGCTCGCAAGTCAGTCGTTCAAGTGGCCAATCAAATCTTCTTTCTTTCGGACCAAGGAATTTATTCGGTAGAATTTTTTGACGAGTTCAACTTGCGAGGTACGGGTACTCCGATATCGGAAACCATTCAACCGTTCATCGATCGAATAAATCAAGACTATGTCCACCTTTCGGTTGGGGTCTATTTCAACAATCGGCTTTGGATGGCGGTCCCGTTGGACAGTTCGCCAGGTGCGGGAAATGCGACCAAGCTGAACAGCATCCTTGTTTACAATCTTTTGAACCAAGGCTTTGAATCCATTGACTCGGTCAATTCAATCGACTTTGCAATTCGTGACCTTTTGGTCGGGCGAGAAGGAGCGCAAAATGCTCTCTATCTTACGACCGAAGAGGGCGGGGTTCATAAGGTGGATGCAGTCGAGAGTGGAGATATTGTCTCCGTGACTGCCGGCCAAGCCGAGCCCGAAACGGTAAACATCATCAGCCAATTGACCTCGAGGCAATACGATGCCAATCAAATCGATCGAAAGACTTTCGCACGGGGCGAGCTCCATTTAAAAAGCGGATCGGAGTCTCAATCGGACGGCAACATTTCATACATTTCCGAAGACCCTGATTCGACCAGCACGTCAACCTCGGTCACTAGCCTGCTCGGCGGGGCTTTGCCAAGCGCAGAGGATGCCTCGATTCGTCTTGGAATAAGGAAGAGGGGCTTCGGGATACAGGCGGATTTCCAACCGACTCAAGGACGGCCATTCGTTCGAGCCTTGTCAGTCGATGCAAGAATATCGGACAGGTCGAGAACTAGCATTTCATAGGAGAAAAATCATGGGAGTAATTACAACAGGACAAACTTTTGCAAGCGGCGATCAGGTCACCTCGACTAAATTAAACGACATTGCAAATCAGGCGACCTTCACCTCGGCGGCCGATACGACCGACAACTCGACCTTGACCCTTTCGGGATCGGGTAAACTTAAAGTTGCGGATGACGGCATCGGCTCAACTCAGTTGGCTAGCGATGCCGCCATCGATGCGAATCGTGCAATTGAGACCAATCACATTAAAGACGGTCAAGTCACTTCGGCCAAGCTTGCGTCCTCGGCCGTGACGGCCTTAGTCCCCGCTGGCTTGATTTTTCCCTACGCCGCAAGTGCGGCCCCTAGCGGATATTTAGTTTGCGACGGGTCGGCTGTCAGCCGTACTACTTATGCGACTCTTTTTACCCTTATAGGTGTAACTTACGGGTCGGGCGACGGCGGAACGACCTTCAACATACCCGATCTTCGGGGCCGAGTAATCGCTGGCCATGACATTGCAGTCGGCGGATCATTGGCGGATCGATTGACGGGACTGACGGGCGGAGTCGATTCCGATACCATCGGGAACACGGGTGGAGATGAAAAACACGCTCTTACCGAAGCCCAAATGCCAAAGCACTACCATGAAATGCGTGGCCCGAACGCCGTCACCGCACCTCAAGGTGGAGAGACTGCGGGGTCAGGCGTTTACGGGGGCGGAACAGCAGACGACACTCCTGAAGATTATGCGACATTCTCAACAGGCGGATCGGCAAGTTCAGGATCTAGTTCGACAGGAACCTCTAACGGGAACGGCCACAACAACGTCCAGCCGACAATGATTTTAAACTACATCATAAAGACTTGATATGGACTTTTTCAAAAAACTAATCGGAAGGCCGACCGAGTCGGAAGTCAGGGAAGAGGCGGAAAATCGTTTGCGGAACATTCAAGCCGCAGGGGTCATGCCTCGCCAAATCCATGCATCGCAAGATCCGCAATCGCCCGACTTTGGGAAAAGCAGGATCGAGATGATCAGGGCAAGCAACCCTAGTCGATTTGCCGACACGAATCCCGAAGGCTTCAATCAGAACGTCAGCCAGGACGACGTGATCAAATACTTGGCGAGCCAATCGCCCGACGGGGAAAGCCTCGCCTATATCAACCCGATGGAAAGGGAGCTTCTCATGCGCTCGGGAGCCTCGGGAAAGATGACCAAGGACGGAGTCGTTTCCTATCAGCCCGAAGATCCACTTCGTCAGGCGGCCATGCTCTTGAACACCGCCGCACCCGAAGGCGAAAGCTTGGCCTACATCAATGAGGGGGAGGCGGAGATGCTGAAAGATGCC